GCTATTTATATCCGCGGAGCCGCGCCCGCGTACACACACCCGCGCACACGCACCCGCGCGCGAGAAAGGAAGGAATCATGGCCGCGACCTACGACGGGAACCTCAAAATCCTGGAACAAAAACTCAAGGCTGCAGGGCTCTATCACACGTCATTACGGCCGGCCATGAAGGAAGCTGCCAACGTGATGACGCGCATCCACCACTACAACGCGGAACACGTCGAGCGCAACTACCGCACCAGCCTTCCCGATGGAAAGCGTCCGCCGGAACTGATGGCCCTGGAGAACGCCTCCCGCGAGCTGCTGAATTACCTCAAGGCCCTGGGCCTGACCGCCGACGGAAAGCGACGGGAAAAGCCGCAGACCGACAGGAGCGAGCAGAATCCTTCCTCCCCTCTCGCGGCCCTCGCCGGGATCCTCGCCCAGCATGAGCAGAGTGATGACCCGTGAGCGACTGCACCGGGCCGAAAACGCCTGAAGTCACCATAAAGGGCCGGTACGCCGCGGATGTGCTGGCCTACGCCAGAGGCCTTGCGGACGGAACAATCCTCGCCAATGAGGACAGAGTTCTGGGCGCGCAGAGGTTCCTGCGCATGGTGGAGGATCCCGCATACGACATCCGCACCCGTGACGCCGACCTGGTCATCAGCCTCATTGAGGCGATGTTCAAGCACCGCAAGGGCGAAAAACTGGACGGCGAACCGCTGACCGGCAAGCCCTTCCTCCTGGAGCCCTGGCAGAAGTTCATCATCTACGGCATGCTGATCTTCTTTTTCAAAGGCACCAGGGAAAGAGTCGTCAAGGAAGCGCTGATATTCATCCCGCGCAAGAACGGAAAAACCATCCTGGTTGCCGCGCTGGCCTGGGCGCTCTCCATCATGGAGCGTGCCTCGGGCGCCGTGGTCTACGTCGTGGGCGCAGCCCTCCGGCAGGCCATGGAGACCTATAACAACTGGCATTACAACCTCATCCCCACCCTGTACCCGGATCTGAGGGCCGCAAAGCGCGACGGGTGGCGGGTGATGAACAACTCCTTCGAGCACTCCATCGGGCACAGCAGCTTCCTGGGCGGCTCCATCAGCATGAACGCCCTGGCGTCCAACCCGGACGGGCAGGACTCCCTGGGCTGCAATATAGTCATCGCAGACGAGATCCACGCCTACCGCACCCCAAAGCAGTACAATGTGCTCAAGGAGGCCACCAAGGCCTACACCAACAAGCTGGTGATCGGCATCACAACCGCCGGCGACGATGGCACATCCTTCTGTGCCCAGCGCGTGGACTACGCCCGCAAGATCCTAAACGGCCTGGTCAAGGACGATTCCCTCTTCCTGTTCCTCTGCTGCGCAGACCGGGACAAGGAGACGGGCGAGATCGACTACACCAACCCGGAGACCCATCAGAAGGCCAACCCCAACTATGGCGTCACCATCCGCCCGGCGGACATCCTGCGCGACTCCATGGAGGCCCTCAACGACCCCCAGCAGCGCAAGGACTTCTTTGCCAAATCCCTTAACGTCTTCACCGCTGCCATCAATGCCTACTTCGATATCGAGGAGTTCCGGCGCAGCAACACAGCCGCTCGCAATGTCTTTGGCTTTGAGCAGTACGACACGGTGGAGCAGAAGCTCCGCAAGCTGGCGCGTCTGCCTATCAAGTGGTATGGCGGCGCTGATCTGTCCAGAATGCACGACCTGACCGCAGCCGTCCTGTACGGAGAGTACCAGGGCATTGACGTCATCATCCCGCATTGCTGGTTCCCTGTCACCATGGCGGCGAGGAAGGCGGACGAGGATAACATCCCACTATTTGGCTGGCGGGATGACGGCTGGCTGGACATGATCAACCAGGCCACCAACGACCCGGACACCGTCGTGCTCTGGTTCCGGCGGATGAAGCAGCTGGGCTTCAAGATCGTACAGGTCGGCTACGACCGAAAGTTTGGCGAACGGTTCTTCAAATCCATGAAGAAGGCCGGCTTCAAAATCGTCGACCAGCCCCAGTACTTCTGGCGAAAGTCCGTCGGCTTCCGGCAGATCGAGTACAAGGCCAAGAACAAACAGCTCTATTACCTGGACGCTGACCCCTTTGAGTATTGCGTGCAGAACGTCTCCGCCATCGAGCAGACGGACGACATGATCCAGTATGAGAAGGTCAACCCCAATCACCGCATCGATATCTTTGACGCCGCCGTCTTCGCCGCTTGCCGGAAGAACGAAGCGGAAGGCAAAGCAGTAAACGCAGAGGAGTGGATCAGAAATGGCCAAGCGAAAAAACCGGAAGCGCCGTAACAGCCGAGACGCGCCCAAGACGGCGCCTGTCAAGCAGAAGCGCAGCTTTATGCTCTGCTCCGAGGAAGCATGGCATGAGCTCTGCATCGATGGGTATAAGCCGGTCAGCAAATGCTCAGAGGTGCAGATGTGCATCAACGCCTACGCCCGCAGCGTGGCCATGATGACCATCCACCTGATGCAGAACGTCAAGAACGGAGACGTGCGCGTCAAGAATGAGCTGTCCAGAAAGGTTGACATCAACCCTGCACCCAATGTGGGCCGAACCAACCTGATGTATATGCTGGTCCGCCAGATGATGGCGGAGGGCAATGCAGTCCTCTATCCGGAGGTGCGAAGCGGATACCTGGAGTGGCTCCATCCCCTGCCCCCGAGCCAGTATCAGCTGGTGGAGGACGGCAGCAGCTACATCGTCCGCTACAACGGCAAAACCCTCCGGCCGAATGAGGTCATCAACCTGGTCTATAACCCGGATCCGGAAAAGCCCTGGAAGGGCATGGGCGTAACCGTGGACGTGCAGGAGATGGTCAAGTGCATCCGGCAGGCCAACGCGACAAAAAATGCGCTGATGGAATCCCCTGCCCCGTCGGTCATCGTCAAGGTGGACGGCCTGGTGGAGGATCTCGCCTCCCCGGAGGGGCATGACGAAATGGCGCAGCAGTACCTCTCCAACGCCCGCAGCGGAAAGCCCTGGATGATCCCCGCAGAAGCGATGGAAGTAACCACCGTAAAGCCCCTGTCCATCAACGATCTGGCCATCAAGGACAATCTGGAACTGGACAAGCGGGCCGTTGCCGCCATGCTGGGCATTCCCGCCTTTAAGGTGGGCGTGGGCGCCTATAACGAGCAGGAACATAACATGTTCGTCGCCACCCAGCTGCCCTTTGTGACGGAGATCATCGAGCAGGAGCTGACCGCAAAGCTGCTCATCAGCAAAGAGATGTATTTCCGCTTCAACAAGCGCAGCCTCATGGCCTACGCGCTGAAGGACCTGGCGTCCATGGGCCAGGTCATGACGGACCGGCTGGCCCTGCGCCGCAACGAGTGGCGTGAGCTGATGGGCTTCCCGCCGGATGACGACATGGATGAGCTGATCGCGCTGGAAAATTACATCCCCGCCGACCGGCTCGGAGACCAAAAGAAACTGAAAGGAGGTGCGGATAGTGGAAACACGACAGAAGCGCAGGACGATGGCGCCGCTGATCAATAACATCCGCGCAGCCGATGAGCAGGAAAAGCGCATCGAGGGCTATTTCTCCACCTTTGACGGAGTGTATGAGATCTGGCCCGGTGCCACCGAAAGCGTGGATCCCCATGCCTTTGATGATTGCCTGCAGGATGACGTCCGCTGCCTGATCGACCATGATACCCGACTGGTGCTGGGCCGGACAACTGCCGGCACCCTGCGCATTGGCGTGGATGAAAAAGGCCTGTGGTTTTCCGTGGACATCAACCCAGAGGACACGGACGCCGTGAACTTGTATTCCCGCGTCAAGCGCGGCGACGTCAGCGGATGCTCCTTTGGGTTTGACATCCTGGATGAGGAGACCTCCAAGAAGGAGGACGGCTCCATCCACTGGACCATCAAAAAGGTCAAGCTCTACGAGGGCAGCGTCTGCACCTTCCCCGCCTATCAGGACACCTCGGCGGAAGCCCGCCGACACGACTACAAGGCCATCCGACGCCGCGAGGTGGAGAAGTGGAAGGCCGACATAAAGGAGCGAATGGACAAATGGCACTGAAGCAGATCATCCTCGGAGACAAGCTGAGGAAGGCCCGCGAGCGCCTGGAAACGGCGCAGCAGAAGGCTGAAGAAGCCCGCACCCAGCGCACCCAGCTGGAGACTCGAGAGCAGGAGCTGATCCAGGCCCGCGAAGAGGTCACCGAGGACACCACCCCCGAGGAGCAGCAGGTGCTCGAAGAGCAGATTGCCGCCTGGGAGGAGCAGGAAGAAGCCCTGCAGGAGACCGAGGCGCAGATCTCCCAGGAGATCGAGAATGTGCAGCAGGAGATCGCTGACATCCAGCAGCAGCTGGACGAGGTCAACGCCCGCGGCACTGCCAAGAAGCAGAACCCCGAAACCAACCGCGAAGAACGAAAGGAGACCAACACCATGAGCATCAACACCCGCAAGCTGTGGTTCAACATGGACCACCAGGAGCGCGACGCCTTTATGGCCCGCGACGATGTGAAGGCCTTCGCCCAGCGCGTCCGCGGCATGATCGGCGAGAAGCGCGCCGTCAATGGCGCGGAGCTGACCATCCCCGATGTGATGCTGCCCCTGATCCGCACCGTCGCCACCGAAAACTCCAAGCTGATGAAGCACATCAACGTGCAGCGCGTGCCCGGAACCAGCCGCCAGAACATCATGGGTCTGATCCCCGAGGCCGTCTGGACGGATATGTGCGCCAAGATCAATGAGCTGGACTTTGGCTTTGGCCAGGTGGAGCTGGACGGCTACAAGGTTGCCGGCGGCCTGTACCTGTGCAACGCCGTCATCGAGGATTCCGACCTCGACCTGATCACAGAAGTCCTGAACATGCTGGGCAAAGCCATCGGCCTGGCGCTGGATAAGGCCATCCTGTACGGCACCGGCACCAAGATGCCCATGGGCATTGTGACCCGACTGGCCCAGACCACCCAGCCCGACAGCTACTCCGCCAAGGCGCCTGCCTGGGTCAACCTGTCCGAGAGCAATGTCCTGGCCATCTCCGGCAAGACCGAGGCGGCCCTGTTCAAGGCCCTGGTGGAAGCCACCGGCGCCATCGACAGCGACTATGCCACCGGCGCCACCTTCTGGGCCATGAACCGCAAGACCAAGATCAAGCTGGTCTCCAACGCCCTGACCATCAACGCCGCCGGCGCTATCGTCACCGGCGTGGAGAACACCATGCCCGTCATCGGCGGCGCCATCGAGGAGCTGAACTTCATCCCCGACGACGTCATCATCGGCGGCTATGGCGACATGTACCTGCTGGCGGAGCGTGCCGGCATGAAGTTCGGCTACTCCGAGCATTACCGCTTTTTTGAGGATCAGACCGCCTTCAAGGGTACCGCCCGTTACGATGGCATGCCCGTCATCCCTGCGGCCTTTGTGGCCATCGGCATCGGCGGCGTGAAGCCCGCGGCCGACGCCGTCACCTTCGCCCAGGACAAGGCCAACGCGGTTTAATGCATGCCCAAAGGCTCCACCTCCGGGGGAGCTGTCAGCGATAGCTGACTGAGAGGGCTGAACGTCAGAAGGATTTCGCTCCAGCGGGAGCGAGGAGAGGGCTTTCCGATCGCCCTCTCCACTCCTTCGGAGAAAGGAGCTGGCACAATGGAAAACTGCATGATGGCGACCTTTGTCGCCAGCGCGCTGAAACTGCTCAAGCAGCGTCTGGACCGCATGGCGGACGATGCTGATCAGGGCGGATACTTTGAATCCCGCATCAAGCAGTCCATCGCGGAGCTGGAACGGACGGGCATCGTCCTCACCGACTCCATTGATGACCTGATGCTGGTGGTGGATCTGGCCGCCTGGAACCACGCCAACCGTGACAAGCCCGGCGGCATGCCGGACTGGCTGGCCAAGAAACGGCGGGAAAGGTGGCTGAGTCAGAGATGATCCTTGATTCCGGCATATGCACCGTCTTCCGCAAGGTGGACGATTCCAAACCCGGCGGCAAACCAAAATTCCGTTACGACGTGCTGTGTAAGCACTGGTTTGCGGAATTGGAGTACGCCAACGTCCAAACCTTCCCCACCGAATCCCGCGAAGAAACCCAGACCGACGCCCGCATCCGCATTTTGCAGGACAGGCGCATCGCCAACCATGACGTGGTGGTGCTGGCCAACACCAACATGGTGGAGGATGTCCTCAAAGCCTACGAGGTGACCCGTGCATATCACGGAAAGGATAGCGAATCCGGCGAGCTGATCACGGACCTGTCGCTGCAGAGGGTACGGCCATGACAAAAGACAAGATCCAGGAGCTTATTGCTCAGATCGACCCGGAGGCAAAGCACTACGAGGTCGCCACCGACGGGCGAAACTTTACCGTCTGGATGGAATACGAGCGCATCGTATTCTATGCCGACGATGGCCAGGCGGAGCACGGGTGGCGGTTTGAGGTGGACAGGTACACCAAGGATGAGGACGATCCCATTCCGGATCAGCTGGAAAAGCTGCTGGAAGAGGATGACCGCATCGTCGTCAGGCCCCGCCGCGTCATGTATGACCAGCGCAGCGGATACATCCGGCACATCTTCGATTGTGAGGCGGTCTGATGGCAACATTCAACGTCACCGGAATGGAAGCCGTCCTCCGGGACATGGCCCGAATGGATCAGCAGACAGGCCGGGTGGCGGATGAAATGCTGCTGGCCGCTGCCGGCGTGATGACCGAATCGTGGAGAACTGCCATACAGTCCCACGGCCTCATCGACACCGGAGCCATGTACCGTGCTGTCGCCCCCACAAGACCCATCACGAAGGGGGACGTGCGATCCCTGACCGTCTACCCCCAGGGAAAGGACAGCACCGGCACCCGAAATGCGGAGAAGGCTTTCGTCGCAAACTTTGGCCGGATGCACCAGGACGCCACCCACTTTGCCGATGAGGCGGAACAAAAAGGCGAAGAACCTGCACAAAGCGCCATGCTGGCCGTGTGGGACATTTTCATCGGGGAATAAGTTAAAGGCAGCGTCAGCTGCCACCCTCGCAGAGGCTCCATCCCCGAGGGAGCTGGATTCGCGCTTGCGCGAAGACTGAGGGAGTTCAAGGCAGCATCAGCTGCAACACCGAAAGGAGAAAAGTATGGCAGCAATTGGCATGCGTCACCTGGTAGCGGCCCCCTTTGCTGATACGCAGACCGAGGGCCAGCTGCCCACCTATGACTCCGGCGTCAAGATGCGCGCTGTGAGTGCGAACGTAACCCTTGAGCGTAACGAATCCGAGCTGTATGCGGATGACGTCCTGGCTGAGAGTGAGGACTCTATCACCGGCGGCAGCATGGACATGACCGTCGCGGAAGTTCCGGATGATGTGGGTGCCGCGCTGTTCGGAAACAAGCTGGACGCGGAAACCCAGGAGTATCACGACAGCGATACCTCCTCCCCCTACATCGGAATTGGCTACATGCGCGAGCAGAAGTACCAGGGCAAGTCCACCTTCCGCGCCGTCTGGTTCTACAAGGCCCAGCTGGCCGCAGCGGAAGACGTCGCCCAGACCAAGGGCGAAACGACAACCTTCCAGACCCAGCGCCTCACCGGCAAAATCATGGGCGTCTCCATGGCTGACGGCAGTGTCCGATTCCGCGCATGGAAGACCTTTGATAAGGCAGAAGAGGCGACTGCCTGGCTCAACAGCAAGGCAAATTATCAGACCGTCTAAGGAGGCGTGAGGTATGGAGGATACCATGATCGTCGGCGGCCGGGAGCTAAAACTGACTTTTGACACTGCCGCATGGGTGGAGGTTGAAAAGGCATTCGGCTCTCTGGATCGCATGTACAAGCGCATGGAGGAGGATATCCTCCCCATGACCACCGGGCTGATGCTCACGGCCATCTGTGCCACATCCGGCACATGTGACCGGAAACAGAAGGGCGACGAGATCACCTTTGACTGGCTTGTGCACAACGCAAGCCCCAAGGAAGTCCGAACGCTCAACCGCATGGCGCGAAGCGCAGTGCTCCGCGGCATGGAAACGACAGAAAGTCTCTTTGAAGATGACGGCCCTGTGGACGCAATGCTGGAGGAAGAAGCCGCAAAAAAAACAAGGGCGGACGCATGACCGCCCGAAAGCTGATCGGGTACGGCCTGATAGCGGGCCTAAGCCTTGATGAAATCATGGCCACCCCGCCGGGGGCCGTACTCGATTGGTTTATCATGCGAACAAAGTATGATGACGTGCAGCACGGCATCAAACGCAAAAACCCCAACGCATGGGAGGATGAGTAAATGGCAACGCGGGAAATCAAAACCACCATCGCGCTGGATGGAGAGCAAAAATTCAAGCAGGCGCTGTCTGCCGCCACCCGGGAAATGCGGGTTATGGAGTCGGAGTTGAAAGCTGTCTCCGCCGCCTATGACACAAACGGCAACAGCGCGGAATACTTTGCCGCAAAGCAATCCAATTTGCGGGATCAGATCAGCCAGCAGCGGCAGATCATCGAGGCGCTGGAAAGAGCGGTGGAGGACGCTGCTCAGGCGTATGGCGAAGGCAGCAGCCAGGTCGATGGGTACGCCATCCGCCTGAACAACGCCCGCACCCGCATGTCCAGGCTGGAACAGCAGATAGAAGAAACGGACCGGGAAATCGAAGAGCTTGGTCGCGACAGTGTCCGCGCCGGCCGCCAGCTGGAGGACGGCATCGGAGAGGGCGCGGAGAGCGCGGAGCGAAGCGTCCGGGACCTGGTCAATACCATGAAGGAGGACATCTCCTCCATCCGTACAAGCACCGCGTTCACCGCTGTTTCCGGGCTGTGGGATATGGCGTCCGGGGCGTTTTCATCCGTCAGCGGCTTTGTGGAATCCACCCAGGAGTACCGTCGGCAACTGAGTTTTCTGGAGCAGAACGCCGCAACAAAGGGATTTGACTTCACCGCTCTAAAAGACCAGCTGATTGAAGTACAGGCCCTGACCGGTGATTCTTCTTCCGCTATCGAAGGCCTGAGCAACCTGCTGCAGACAGACGTAGATGAACGCCAGATGGAAAAGGCCATCAACAATCTGGCAGGCGCGGTCATTTCCTTCCCGGAGACGATGAAATTTGAGTCTTTGGCGGACGGATTGCAGGAGACCATCGCAACAGGTGCGGCCACAGGATCCTTTGCAGAGCTGCTGGAGCGCCTGGGCGTCAACGTTGATGAATTCAACACAGCCTTGGAAGAAAGCGACAGCGCAGCCGGGGATCTTGACATAGCCCTGGCATACCTGGCAGCCAATGGAATGGAAAATGTCTATAAGCAATGGCAGAAGAACAATGGTTCTATGTCCGAAGCCATGCAAACCCAGGCTGCGCTGGAAATGGAACTGGCTGAATTTGGCGGAACGCTGGAAAAATATATCACTACACCGGTCAAAGAACTGCTGGTTGACGCAATGCAATGGGTCAATGAGACCGTCAGCGCGATGGAAGAGAAAGGCGTGAGCGCCGGCCTTGCACAAGGAGCAAGGGCAATTGACGAAGCCGTTGAAACGCCGCGCGAAGCGTTAATCCGTCAGGAAAAAGAAGGAACGGCTCCTGACAATATCTTCAAGAATTTTGTTGAAGGATGGAGCAACCTGTTTACGAACGACGATCAGTTATCCGATGCAGATGACGCCGGAGAAAAAGCTGGAAAGCAATATGGGAAGAGTTTCAACAAAGCCGTTGATGACTACATGCGAAATGAACATGTGAAGATACCCAGCCCTCTTCAAGAAGTGTCACCCGGTCAAAAGCTTATTGATGGTATTGGAATGGGCGAAGAGTGGAAACGGCAGCTTGACCAGATTGCAACAGCTGCCGAAACCGCTGCACCCACCGTTCAGGCAGCTGGTGAGGCCGTCGGCACAGCCCTTTCCACCGGCTTTGAGGAATCCGCAGGCGAGGTGGAGGACGCGGCAGAAGACGCAGGCGAAACCGCGGGAAATGCCTTTGAGGGTGCTGCATCCCAGTTCACCACATTGTCCCGTATGATCGGCGTGCAGTACGGACGGGCATTCGGGGACGGCATCGTGTCCCAGTATGGATATGTGGCCAGCGCATCCAAACGTCTGGCGTCTGCAGCCAGCTCTGCCTTTGGCGGCGCAAGATCCACCGTTGCATCCGGAGCCGCAGCGGCAGCTTCCGGGAACGTGACGGCGGTGCTCAACATCGACGGACGCACCTTCGCCAGGGTGACAGCGCCCTACATGGCCACCGCCCTGAGTCACGATTAAGGAGAAACCCGCATGAGATACAACGGCATCGACCCCAGGACACTGCACCGCGGGATCTCCATCGCCAAGGAGATTCCGCCCGGGGCGCCCACCAGTCAGCTGGAGACCCTCACCGGCGCGTCCGGGGAGATCATCACCGGGCGCACCCTAAAACAGGCGGAATACATCGTCCGCATCAACATTGCCGGAAAGACCAGGGAGGAGGCGTGGGACATCCGGGCAAAGCTGGCCGACTGGGCCTGCAGCACGGACGACGTCACCCACGAGCTGGTGCCGACCCGCTGGCCCGGCATGGCCTATGACGCCATCTTCAAAGAGATCACCCCACCGGAGTTCGTGTTTGGATTTGCTGTTGTGGATGTGATCTTTGCCATCCCCCGCCCCATCGCCCACAGTGTGAACGAGCGTAGCGTCAGCGGGAGCAGCGCGGAAGAGTTCACCGTCATGGGGACGTCTTATGCCCGGCCTGAGATCACCATCACCATGAATGGAAGCTACCGGGCGGAGATCGCCGTGGACGGGAAAATGTACGCTGCGGTGTCCTACCCATTCCAGTCCGGGGACGTGATGAGTGTGCAGACGAATCCGCCCGGAGTCGTCATCGCAACATCCGGGAGCGTCATCCAGGCTGACCGCTATGTGGACTATGCCGTGACCGACCTTGACGCCATGTGCAAAGCCTTGACGCCGGGCAGACACAGCATCGAATGCCAACAGGCATCCGGGATCGCCGTGCGGTGGAGGGAGGAATACCTGTAATGATGGTTTACATCTTCACCCCGGAAAAGCGGGTGCGCAGAATCATTCCAACCTCCGGTGTCACCGATCTGGTGCACGATGAGGCAGACTGCACACTGTACGCCACCGTTGGCATGGAATACGGCGTCGCTAACGGCGAGCATCTGGGCTTCATGTGTGTGGATGGACGTTTCCGGCTGTTTACCGTCACAAAGGCAGAAAACTTTGACGATAACCACACCACCATCATCACCGCAAAGGACGCCATTGTCCTGGAGCTGATGGAGATGATCGTGGAGAACCTGCAGCAGCTGGATGTGCAGCTGATCCCCGCCATCCAGGGGCTGCTGGGAGCCGCCGGCACGACGGACGCATGGACCGTCACCGGCGCGCAACCGGAGCGTCTTGAAAAATCCAGAGCGTATTTCACCGATCTGTGGACGATGCTGGAGACCTACAAGGCGCTCTACGAGTGGCAGATCATCCCCTATTACACATTCTCCGGCGGCGCTATATCCGGGCGCGTCATTGAGCTGAAGGCAGATATGGCTGAATTCCGGGGCCGCATCCTCACCAGCAAAAAGGACGCCTCCAATGTGTATGTCATCAAGACCAACCCGCCCATCACCCGGCTGTATGTGCTTGGCCCTGCAGAGGGCACCGAGGATGAGCCGAAAAACATGTCCATCCAGGATGTGGTTTGGAGTATCTCCTCCGGCGACCCGGCGGACAAACCCAAGGGGCAAAAATGGATCGAGGATCAGGCGGCGGTCGCCAAATACGGTGTACATGCCGCCGTGGTGCAGATCAATGACGCGGAAGATGAGGACGACCTGATCGAAAAGGGCTGGAAGCACCTGCAGACGGTGAAGGAGCCCCGCAGCACGGTGGAGGCTACCGTCCAGGACCTTGAACGGGTGAAGGGATACGAAAACCACATCATCCGCCTGGGTGACCTGGTGCCGATCCGTCTCACCAACGCCACCATGGAAGCGGCCCGCGTCATCAACGTCAAACGGGATTACATCCGCCCCAGCCTGACCAAGGTCATCATTGGCGATAAGGAGGCCACCATCCAGTCCCAGGTGTCCACCCTGATGGCGGACGCTACCCACACCTTCGAGCGCCTGACCATTTTCAAAAACCGTTTCCACGAGGACGAGGCCCTCATCCAGCTCAATGCGGAGATGATCCAGCTGAATGCTGAGGTCATCGAAATGAACGCGAAGGAGATCCGCGCCAATGCGGAGCTGATCGACCTGAAGGCCGGCAAGGAAGAAGTCACCGAGCTGGGCAGCCGCGTCTCCGCTGCGGAGATCCTCATTGACGGCATCAACGCGGAAATCAAGCTCAAAGCGTCCCAGGCAGACCTGAGCGATGTGGAGAGCAGACTGTCCTCCGCAGAGATCCGCATCGACGGTGCGGAAGCCGCCATCGAACTCAAGGCGGAGCAGTCCACTGTCACTGCCATAGAGCAGAGGCTCTCTCAGGCAGAAATCGACATCGACGGGGCGAATGCACAGATCAGCCTCAAGGCTAGTCAATCCTATGTGGATGAGCTGGGCCAGAGGGTCACAAATGCAGAGCTGCTGATCGACGGGCAAAATTCAAAGATCGCGGCAAAGGCGGATCTGATTCTGCTGGACGGGTACGTCAAAACGACGGAGCTTGAAGCGGAAGTCCTGACCGTCTTCGAAGCCAACATCGACTCTGCTATCGCAGCATACCTCAATGCCAACGAGCTGGACGTTCAAAGCCTGGTGGCATCATCCGTCAACACAAATTACCTGAGCGCTGACAGTATCACGTCGGACACGCTCCGGGTTGGTGGATATGATCTTGGCTCTGCGTCCCTGACAATGGGGCCGACAACGGCGACGCTGTTTGCTCCATCTGACATCAACCTCGCCCACAGCCATGCCGTCACGGTGGATGGCGGGAAAGTCACGCTCGGGGAGGTGTCAAGCACAGGCGGTTCTTTTAACATGGCCGATACGACTTTCTTCAAGGATGCCGTATCGGCAGCAAAAAAGGAAGGCCAGGATGAGGGCTACGAACTGGGATATGCAGATGCGAAGCCGACAGGACTGAGCATCAAATCGTCCACCTACAACAGCAGCTCAAAGGCTTACAGCGTGGATGTGGAAGTGCTGACGGCAGATGAGCAGGGGTATCACTACTACATCGGAGTGGGTGCAGAGTCTGCATACAATGCTGGCTATGCGGATGCAGAGGTGGAAGACATCAGCCTCGGAAGCGCGTCCTACGTGTCCGAGTACAAGGTGTATCAATTCCCGGTGACGGTGACGTCCGCCAACGGTGCGACCACATCGGAAACCTTTGGCATCAGCGCACAATCTGCGTATGACGCTGGCTATGCAGATGCAGACGTAAAAGAAGTCAGCGCTGGTAGCGTCAACTATGTGTCTGCTCAAAAGGTGTACATAATCCCAGTGACGGTGACATCGGTCAATGGGACAACAACAACCCAAAGTATAGCTATCAGTGCGCAAGCGGCATATGATGCGGGTTATTCCGCCGGACAGGCGGCGGGTGGCGGCAGCAGCGGCAGCACGTCGGTGACGATCACCAACACGTCCATCGGCAGCGACAACCTGCTGACGGTGTACGCCATCGACAACAGCAGCGGCAGCATCCTCTCCTCCAAGACCATTGACGTGACCTCGGTCTACACCAGGGGTTACGAGGCGGCGTGCGATGGCATTGAGATCGTCAACGGTTCCATGTCCATTACCAACACGGCACCCAACTATATGTTTGCCAGCGTCCGTGTCACGGTGGAAGTGGACGATGTGGCAATCAAATCGGAAACAATTACCGGCAGTCAGTACTTCCCCGGCCTTGGCCAGGGTTAAGAAAGGAGCACCACCATGGAACAGAACGACATCATCATGCGACTCAAAGCAGTCATCAACACCCTCAACGCCGCGACCCTGCGCGCGGATCAGCTTGACGCCATCCAGCGCATTAACGCTTGCGTGGCCGAACTGCGCGGCGTGATCGGCACGCTGACTGCGGAACAGAAGGATGAAACCAAGGAAGGATGATGTAGCATGATTCATCCCGTTAAGCATCTGCCGCAGGTCATCCCAATCGGCATTCAGACGGAAAGCGGGGTAGAATCCGTCGGCTTTGATGTGAAGCCGTGGTTGGATGAGTTTGACGGCTTGCAGCTGTCCATCTGGCCGACCCGCCCTGGGGAAAATGCGGCATACCCTGCGGCCAATGTGCAACTGGAGGGGACGGTTTTGTACTGGTACCCCAACGAAACGGACACGGCGATCTCCGGCATGGGCAAGGTGGAGCTGCTGGGCCTGACGGCTGACAGGCGCAAGCTCTCCGGCTGGTGCGACACGCTGATCCGGGCAACGTCCCTCGCCACGACAACGGAAGCACCGGAAGCGGCCCGACCCTGGGTGGATGAGGTGCTGGACGCGGCGGAGGAAGCGAAGAAGCAGGCCGACCGGGCGGAGCAGATCGCCAATAACATGTCCGGCGGCGTTGTGACCGGCGCTGTCCGCTACGATGCGGAGCAGACCCTCACCGAGGAGCAAAAGGCCACCGCCCGAAAGAACATCGGCGCGGACACCGGGGTCAACTTCACCACGGACGCGACTTTGAACCTGTCAGAGGATGGCATTTTGTCGGTGAACACTGCGGATGAAGTGGAGAAGGACAATACTTTGCCCGTCACGTCTGCGGCTGTGTTTACGGAAGTCGGTAATATCAATGCTTTGCTTGAAACCATTTAAGGAAGGAGAGGTAAAGGGAAATGAGCACTTCTAATCAGATTACACGCATTCAGATGGCCCGTAATACCATCCGTTCCAAGATGGTTGAGCTTGGCCTTGCTACTACTACTGCAAAGATTGATGCACTGGCTACGGCGGTTGAGGGTATCGAAAACAAGGGCGCGGTCAATGCCCAGGTGCAGGAGGGTGAAACCTACACCATCCCCAAGGGATACCATAACGGCGCTGGTGTGGTTGCTGGCGTGTCTGGCGGTGGTAACTACAACTTGCAGGAGAAATCCATCACGCCCACCAAGAGCCAGCAGGAGGTCACTCCCGATAGCGGTTATTATGGCCTGTCTGGCGTGACTGTGGCGGCTATTCCGAGCAATTACAATGATACGGACGCTGTTACGGCTGGCGCGGCTGATGTGCTGTCTGGCAAGGTCATCATTGACAAGTATGGTGATACTATCGCTGGTACTATGGTGAATAATGGTACGATCAGTAAGATGCTGGAAATTGGCACGGAAGCCTACACCATTCCGAAGGGCTATCACAGCGGAAGCGGTACGGTGAGCATCAGCACGGAGAGAAAGACTGTTACGCCTACCAAGGCCATTCAGACCATCACCCCGGAAGACGGCAAGGTGCTTTCTCAGGTGACCGTTGAGGCTATCCCGTATGCGTATCAGGACGTTAGCGGCGTGACTGCAACGGCTGGCACTGTACTTGATGGTAAGGTGTTCGTCAATGCGGCTGGCGTTCAGATTACTGGTTCTATGGCCAATAACGGTGATGTATCGGCTACCATTGATGGCCTGAGTGAAACCTCTGTTGCCATTCCTGCTGGTTATACCACGGGCGGCACGGTTAGCCTGTCTGACGATATTGAAGAAGCCCTATCTGGGATTTAAGGGGGTGCGTTATGAGCGTTCAGTCTCAGATTAACCGCATCACCGGGGCAAAGAATGGCCTTGCTACATACCTTGATGATAATGGCGTTTCTGTTCCTGCTGGGACGAAGATTGACGGCATGGTAGCCTTGCTTGATAGCGTCCCGAAGGGCATCGACACCTCTGATGCAACGGCAACGGCAAGCGATATGGCGGAAGGCGTGACGGCCTATGTCAATGGTGAGAAGGTCACTGGAAGCCTCCCATCATGGGAATTTGTAGACGCACCTGCAACCGGTGTTAGTTATTTGAATGGAGAGTTGGTGGTTTATTATTTTAATGGTGTAAAAAGAATCCTGCCGGATGATTTGGCCATCATCTTAACTGCTGCTGGTTCCGAATTTGGTGACGCTGCTGCTGCTGACGTGGCAAAAGGAAAGACCTTCACCTCCGCAAATGGCCTGAAACTGACGGGCACATTAGAGATCGAGAGCGGCGGTTCGGGTGGCCTCCCCAGTGGCGTATCTAAACTGGAAACTGGTACAATTACGCCCACGGAGGATGCGCAATACCTTAGAGTGACTCATAATCTGGGCGTTGCGCCGAACTTTTTAGTTTGGGTGATGGAAGAGGACATAAGTTCGAGCGTGCTGACCTCTACAGCGACGATGGGTGCGACCATCATTAAGAGGAGCAAGTATAACTCTACAACAAACATTGTTTACGATGTCCATAACCTCATAGAAGGTTACACTTCATCGTCCTCGACAGGCGGCACAGCGACCAGAGTGAGCAATGACGCCTATTTAACTACTACAACAGCCAGAATTACGGGAAGTTCCACTTACATGATTAAAGCCGGGAAAACATACCGCTGGGTCTGCGGCGTGCTGGACGGGATCGCATAAGGAGGGGTGAGCATGTATTACAAGATGATTGAGGACGGCTATATCACCTCTATCGGCACGGGCGCTGGGCAGACGGAAATCACGCAGGAGGAATACAATGAGATTCTTTCCTTGATCCAGTCCCGTCCCATCCCGGAAGCTGGCTTTGACTACCGTCTGCGCACCGATCTGACATGGGAGCAAGTGGAACGTCCGATTGAGGATGACCCGGAACTTTCTGAGCAGGAAGCAATGGACATTATTCTGGGGGTGGGCGAATGAAGAGAAGCGAAGCACTGAAGCTACGCGCCCTGATTGAGCAGGCTGTCGTGGCGCTGCCGGACAAGGAAGCCAGCGAAGGGATGATGCTCTTTCCCCGGCTGAAGGGTGACGGAAGTCTGATCAAGACTGGAACACGAATCAACTGGAACGGCGTTGTCAAACGTGCTGCCAACGACTTGTGGGACACGGCCGAAAACGACCCTGACCATGCACCTGCGCTGTGGAATGACATCGCCTACAAGCAGGGCTTCCGGGTGCTGACAGGACCGATCACGGCAAGCAACCCTGTCCAGGTGGACGAAATCTGCTGGTACAAGGACGAGAAGTGGAAGAACATCCTGGGCGTTGCGAGTACATACCTGCCGGATGAGTACCCCGCGGGATGGGAGAAGGTGCAATGAAGAACGTGATCATCTGGGTTCTGGTGATTGCCAACATCTTTGCAATGGCATGGTTTTCTCGGGATAACCCGTTTGACCGTGCGCTGTACGTTGCCGGCCGCCTGTACATCCATGAGAAGGGAATCTCCGCCGAGGTCTACACCCGACAGGAAGACCCAATGGACGGTATGTCCTCCCTGTGGAACGGCGGCAAAGTCATCACCAGGGAAGACCTGTCCACGGTGCAGGTGGGCGACATGGCTGAGCTGTACACGGTGGAGGGCGAGCACCTGGTGCTGGAGTGCGTGCAGATCCGCAATGGATGGGTATGGCGTGAAAAGCCAAAGGGCGACGTGCTGGTGGTCAATAACAAATATGTTTACAGGTTCACGAGGTTGTGAACAAAGAGGAAAGGAGTATTAACCATGAACGAAATCGACAAGATCATCCATCAGCTTGCCAGCGTAATGAACTGGCTGCGCTCCGGCAAGGAAAACGAGAACATCCGAACTGAAATGTATTCCGCCGCGGCGAAGGCCTGCCGGGATCTGGCCAACCGCATTGAGAACCTGCCCACGTATGACGAATAAGGGAAGGAATAAAGCGAGGTGACAGTTATGATCAAAGCATCAGATTTGATTCGGCTTTTCCAGCAGGCGCTGGATGAGAAATGGGGCTACATCTGGGGCACTCGCGGCCAGGTATGGACACAGGCCAGCCAGAACCGGGCCACACGTGACATGACTGTCCGATACGGACAGAAATGGGTGGGTCGCCGGGTGGCAGACTGCTCCGGCCTGTTCGTCTGGGCCTTCCAGGAGCTGGGCGGTGACATCTACCACGGCAGCAACACCATGTGGAAGAAGTACACCACCGTCAAGGGAACGCTCACCGGAACGATGGACATCCGCCCCGGCACGGCAGTCTTTACCGTGGGGGATGATGGCGTGCGCGGCCATGTTGGTCTGTATATCGGCAATGACATCTGCATCGAGGCCAAGGGTACCCAGTACGGCGTGGTGACCAGCAACCTCTCCCGCTGGGATGAGTGG